CATATAGGGCTTGATGAACAAGAAAAAGTCGTAAACGATTATGTTAGCGAAATTAATATTTACTTGGAAGAAAGTAAAATTATTTTTGAATACCTTTGGTATGGGTTATTGTTTTTTACTCCAATGCTAATTTTTGCTTTATGTTTTATTGTAAAAATACGTGGAGGTGTATAAAATTACTTCGGGGTGGAACGACTCTATTACTGAAATAAGCAAAAGAAAAAGACAGCCTATTTGGCTACCTCATCCCTGCAAAACTCATACAGCGTAATACCTAGGCACCTGTCAATCCAACAGGTGCTATTTTATTGCATGAAAGTAGGGGAGTCAGATGGCATTAACGCCAAAACAGAAGATATTTGCAGATGAATACCTAATTGACCTTAATGCCACCAGGGCTTACAAGGTGGCGTATCCGAGCTGCAAAAAGGATGATACGGCAGCAGTCAACGGAAGCAGGATGCTAAGAAATGCTAAGGTTGCGGAATATATACAAGAGCGCATGAAAGAACGGGAGAAGCGTACTGAGATTACGCAGGACTGGGTATTGGAGGAACTGCGCAAGATTGCCAGCGTAAACGGAACCGATTTTGCACAGGTTGTGCGAGAGCCGGTCATCCGTAATAACTCTTATGTGGTGGATCCCGATACTGGCCAGGTGCGGACAAGGGATGTGGTCAGGATAATCCCGACAGCGGAACTGACAGAAGAAAAACGGGCGGCTATCTCCGCAATCAAGGAAACAAAGTTTGGAATAAATGTGGAAACCTATGACAGGTTAAGAGCCTTGGAGCTCCTGGGACGCCATCTGGGGATGTTTAAGGACAAGATGGAGCTGTCTGGTGGCCTGGATACCGAAAAGACCAAGCTGGATGACTTGCTCCAGCAGATGCGCGGTGGTGGCCAATGAGTGCAGAGAGATTATTACTATCAGATAAGTACAAGGCGTTCCTTTGGTGTGACGCGCCGGTGGAGTTCCTGGAGGGCACCACTGCTGCCGGCAAGACCACGGTTGGGCTGTTCAAATTCATGCTTAAGGTTGCTGAAAGCCCTAAGAAGCTGCACATCTTGGCTGCGGATGATACAGGCGCCGCCGAGAAGAACATCATCCAGAAGGACCTGGGTATCCTGGATGACTTCGGTGTGCTGGTTGAGTACAAGGGTAATGGCGGCGGTGGTTATAACATGCCCCACATCCTCTTCCACACATCCGGCGGCGATAAGATAATCTTTGTTGTCGGCTATGGCAACAAGCGCAAGTGGAAGGATGCCCTGGGCGGCCAGTACGGATGCCTGTACATTGATGAGATTAACACGGCCGACATAGAGTTTGTGCGTGAGGCCACCATGCGGAGTGATTACCTGATGGCCACGCTCAATCCGGATGACCCTGGCCTGGATGTCTACAAGGAGTATATCAACTGTTCCAGGCCGCTGCCGGAATGGGCGGATGAGACGCCAAAAGAGATAATGGACGAATTACAGGAAGAACCAAAACCCGGTTGGGTACATTGGTTCTTTTCTTTTGTCCATAACCTGGGCCTGAGCAAGGAAAAACTGGAACAGATAATGACCAATACCCCGAAAGGAACGAAAATCTGGAAGAATAAGATTCAGGGACTGCGTGGTAAGGCAACCGGACTGATATTCTCCAACTTTGAGCGGTCTAAGCATGTCATCACAGTCCAGCAGGCCAAGGCACTGAAATTCAAAAAGTTCACGGCGGCTTTGGACACATCCTACTCTTCCAAGTCCCCAGATACCATAGCCATGATATTCCAGGGAATCACGGAGGACAGGAAGCTTATCATCCTGGCTGAGAAGGTCTACAACAACGCCAAGCTTGATATCCCATTGGCCCCCAGTGACACAGCAGTCAAGTTTGTGGCCTTCCTGGAGCAGTGCCGGAAGGATTGGGGATTTGCCAAGGATGTGTACATAGACAATGCGGACCAGGCGACCATCACGGAGCTGCGCAAATACAAGCGGCTTAAGGGCTGCCTGTATAATTTTTACGATTCCTACAAGCGACCGGAGATTTTGGACCGTATCAACCTGCAGCTGGGCTGGATACAGCAGGGCTGTTACCTGGTAGTTGATACCTGCATGGAGCATCTGTCCGAGTTGGACCGGTACAGCTGGGATGATGAGAAGGACAAGCCAGAGGACAGGAACGACCATACCATTAATGCCAATCAGTATGCATGGATACCATACCGGAACCTGATTGGATTTGAGGAGGCTGAGAAGAAATGAGGTGGCTGAACAACATGAATGAGACAATTAAGCGTGGCATTCGTACCTGGCTGAATGTGGTGCCGGCCAGCGGGAACTGCATCCAGATTAACGAGGTCCTGGACTTCGAGGCCAATGCCATCCGGAACCGCATCTGGTACCGCGGGGATGGAAACGAGCTGGAGCAGATGTACCAGCAGGCCCCGGAGTATGCGGATAAATATAAGTTCTGGGCCAGCAGGTGCACACCGGGTCTGGAGATGCGCAAGATACATACCGGTCTGCCTGGGCTGATTATCCGCATCCTCTCAGGCATTGTCCTGGATGATATGAATGACTTTGACTTTGCGGATAATGACCGGCAGCGGCAGCTGTGGGAGGACATTGCAAAAGATAATAAGTTCACTCGTAAAATGGAGAAGGCTTTAAAGGAGGTCCTGTACATCGGGGATGGAGCCTTTAAGGTCACGATTGATACGACTGTCAGCGAGTACCCTATTCTTGAATGGTATCCAGGGGAGCGAATTGAGATTGTCCGGAACCGGGACCGGGTGAAGGAGGTCGTGTTCAAGACGCCGTATAAGGCTGGCCATCAGCAGTATGTCCTATATGAGCATTATGGATACGGCTACATCCATAATGAGTTGTATAAGGGCGACGTGCCAGTGCCCCTCAATGCCATCGACGCCACCAAGGGCATCAAGGACACGAAGTTTGATGATAATGTCATCCTGGCAGTACCCTTGCAGGTGTATGAGTCCACCAAATATGAAGGACGCGGCGGCAGCATCTTTGATGGTAAGCTGGACAGCTTTGACGCCTTTGACGAGGCCTGGTCCCAGTGGATGGATGCCCTGAGGGCTGGAAGAGCTAAGACATATATACCTGAGTGCCTGATACCGCACGACCCAGCGACCGGGCAGATTATTCGCCCCAATTCTTTTGATAATCAGTATTTTGCCTCTGATAACGACATGTCAGAAAGTGCGGATAACAAGGTCAACGTGGTGCAGCCGGCAATACCCCATGACAGCTATCTTGCATCTTACTGTACAGCACTGGACCTTTGTCTGCAGGGGGTCATAAGTCCCAGCACTTTGGGCATTGATGTCAAGAAGCTGGATAATGCTGAGGCTCAGCGTGAGAAAGAAAAGGCTACCCTGTATACCCGGAACGCCATCGTGGAGGCGCTGCAGGAAACCCTGCCTGAGCTGGTGGGGGCAACCATCAACGCATATAACTTCCTGCATGGAAAGGCTGCGGAGGAGGTCAAGGTGGACATCCCATTTGGTGAGTATGCAAACCCATCCTTTGAGAGTCAGGTGGAGACTTTGGCCAAGGCCCGGCCCGGCGTCCCCATGATGAGCATTGAGGCCCAGGTGGAGGAGCTGTATGGGGATAGCAAGGACGATGCATGGAAGCAGGAGGAGATTGCCCGGCTGAAAGCGGAGCAGGGTATTGCAGAAGTGGAAGAACCCGGAATCAGTACGTCTGCCGATGGCTTCCAACTGAACATGGAGGGAGGAAAGGCAGATGAAGGTCAAGGTAATGAACCGCCTGTACCAGATGAACCAGAAGGAGTACCAGGGGCTGCTGCAGGTGGCAAGTGATCAGGTGCCATTCGGGATATACGCCATTGAGAAGCAGGGATATGCAGAGCTGCGTTGTGATAAATGCAGCAGCGTTACTCAGCTTAAGAGTCTGACACGGCAGTTTAAGGCGCAGGGGTTCAAGGTACATGCAAATGGGAGGTGATGCCGTTGACAGAGTACGATATCGGCGGCGCCTTCAAAGCCATAGAGGATGAGCTGATTGCCTCCATGATTCGCAACATGGACCGCCACCGTGCCGAAGAAACGAAGGAAGGCATTGAGTGGTCCATGTGGCAGGCCGAGCAACTAAAGGCTCTGGAAAAGTACAAGCGGGAGAATCGAAAACGGTATGGAAAGCAGTTTCGGAATCTCAACAACGAGATGGGTGAACTTATCAGAATGTCCAGGCAGCTCGGGAACATGCAGCAGGAAGTCAAGATACTCGATGCCATCCGGAAAGGTTTTCCTGCTAAGAAAATCAGTCAAGGCGTCACGGCAGAGTTTTTCCGACTCAATGACCGAAAATTGGAGGCCTTGATTAAGGCAACCACCAATGATATGCAGCAGGCAGAAACAGCCGTCCTTCGCATGGCCAACGACCAGTATCGGAAGGCCATCTTTAATGCCCAGGTATACGCCAATTCCGGCGCCGGCACCTACGAGAAAGCCGTTGATATGGCTACCAAGGACATGCTTTCCCGGGGGCTTAACTGTGTGGAGTATGTCAATGGTGCCCGTCATACCCTGGCGGATTATGCCGACATGGCCATCCGGACGGCATCCAAGCGGGCCTACCTACAGGGCGAAGGAGAGAAGCGGCAGGAATGGGGGATTACCACGGTCATCATGGCTAAGCGCGGCAACCCATGTCCTAAGTGTCTGCCCTTTGTCGGTAAAGTCCTGATTGATGACGTCTGGTCCGGCGGAAAGAAATCCGATGGGCCGTATCCTCTCCTGAGTAAGGCCATAGCATCTGGACTGTATCACCCCAGATGCAAGGACAGCCATACAACCTATTTTCCTGGCATCTCCACGGCGGACGATACCTGGACGGAAAAGGAACTGGAGGCGGTCGGTCAGGCCAATAAGCAGGAAGCTGGGCAGCAGAGTGTATCAAGGCAGATAGAGAAATATGGGCGGCTGGCGGATTACTCTATAGATGAGGAGAATCAAAAGCGGTATGCGGCAAGGCGTGAGGAATGGAAGAAGAGACAAGCCTCAGTCAACAATGTCTCCGATGCAAATAGGGAGAAGATGGGACCAGTTCCTGATTTCTCACACATGAACACGCCGCAGATAAGTGAGTGGGCGGAAAAGAATTTAAAAACTGTTTTTGTTGATACCAAAGGGGCAAATTCTGAATTTGTTGCAGATGCTGCAAGAGTATTGGCGGAGTTTGAGCAAAAGATGGACGGCAGGACAATAGAGGGATTGAAAGTGCAGTTTGGAAGCCTTCCTAATGGTGTATACGCAAAATATGATGACAAAACCAGAACACTTCGTCTCAAGAAAACGGGCAGCAAGAACGCGTTTGAAGAAGCACAAAAAGCGGAAAATATAAGGTATAGGTTTAAATGGAAAACGAATCAGGATTACCATGCAACCGAAACCTACAGCGGAACCATCTGGCACGAGCTTGGGCATGCAGTGGATGTCGATACGGGGCAGAAACTTTCCAAGGCTCTGTTAAAGCGGCCGGACTTAGAGGTATCTTCAGTCAAAATATCGGTATATGCTGGTTCTACAGGAAATGTGAGGGTGTCAAAACGGTCTGAGGCATGGGCGGAAAACTTTGCCGCATATATGGAGGGCGGAGCAAAGGCTAGGGAGGTTCCTGAGGAAATCCGGGAAATGATAGAAGGATATTTTGGAAAAGCCGTTGCAAAGATTTCTGCTCCTGGTATAATGGAATCAGGAGCCCGGATTACAAACCTCTTTGCTAAAGAGGCGGAAGACTTTGCAAAAATGTATTACGATGAGATTCGGAGCTTTTCAACGGATGCCAAGAAGATTGCTGGGAATTTAGGAAAAAGCGAGGCGGAAATCCGGAAGATAAAGAAATATCTGTTTGAGGCTGATTCCCTAAC